AAACGTACAACCGGTCCTATCCTGCAGGTGTGTGCAAATGTGCTGGGGTTTGTTTGCAAGGTATGCAAGGGAGTGACAAAAAACATACCGCACTGTGACTAGCCTCCTTTGTCCTTTAGGAACTGTTTCATTTTCGAGCATAAGGCCACCTAGGGTTATGGTATCAAGGTTGTATCAAAACCAGGCATCAATTATATCCTTTGTTTTGTTTTTAATGTTTGCCTTATCAAAAATGTAAGTTAAGGTTGAATATCTAGGTTCAGTCTCCAAAAATGGTATTGTGAAGATTTTTTCAATCATGCGTCCTAACTCTTCGGGCGTAAGTTCAGAGTTAATTAACCAATCGGAGCTGCCTATACTATGATAAGTGACTTTGTGTTTCAATTGATCAGGGATTTTAGGGTTAGGGTTACATATCTTTAAACCATTAATTTTAACTTTATGTCCATCTCCCAACATGAATAGCTTATCGGATATAATTTTCTTTTCTTCATTTACTATTAATGTTAAGGAAATACCAAATTCTTCAAAATATTCATCTCTTTCTACAACAGGGATTGTTTTCATCATGCTCCAAATTTTAGCTAGTGAGTGCTTTAGAATCTTATCATCTATGCTGTTTGAAAACTTTGGAAATTTAACACTTATTAAAAATAGCAAAAAATAACAAATTTTGGATATTTTTCCAAATTGATCCTTTAAGTGGTCAATGGCTAGGAACAATATATCTTCCCATAAAAAAGTAGCTGAGAATCGTTCAATAAATCTAGATTTATTTTCCTTTTTTGTATCATATCTTAAAATTTTATTTCCTTCTGTATAAGTATGTGAAGGCACAAACCCTGAATAGTCAATATCTTCATCAGAGGTAGAATCATCATTAAATGCCATTGTATCAAAGCCCATTAGCTCCATGTCTGCAAACATACTTTCATCAAAATCACCTGTTAGTGCTAGTAATGCATCATCATTCATAACTATATCTCCTCCCCAGTTGGAGAAATCGTCTGATGTAAAACTAGAAAAACTAGTTGGTACTGTTGCTTTTTCAGAAGTTGACTTAGGTAATGAGGCAGGTTTATAAATATTTGTGATATCAAAATATTGTGTAAATGCATTACTGAAATCAATTTTGTCTATTTTGAGCTTCTTAGGTGCTTCAACTTCTTCTAATACTATTGCAGGCATAATATTGTTTAGATTAAAAGTCTCATTTTTTTGTAAAACAATCTTTTGTAATCTTAGATCATTGATTATATAGTCTAACCTTACCCCTCCTATTGTGAAATCTTTGACATTTTTTATTACACCTGAATCTGCCCAAAAATTTAAAAAACTAAACTTTGCAATAACCCATTCACCAGGCTTAGATATTAAAGTAAGAGTATTTAAATTGACTTCAAACCCAGTTTCTATATTCATTTTGCCGGCTTCTATTCTATTGTGCGTTTTTAAATGCTCATTCAAAATAACTGGATAATAAGTAGCATGTGTTTTTTTATATGTGTCTATACATACAAAATTGAAGTCTCCTGTTTCATCACTAACTAATACTTTTAATTTGTGGAAATTATTTTTGAATTGTGAATGTCTGTAATGAGCTTGGCGAAATTTGTTCATTAAGGCATTGAAGTTTATTAATGACATACCTTGTGTCTTTAATAATGTTGTGGGATCAGCATTTTTTAAATCTTTATACATTAGTTTTTGTATTAAAACTTGACCTATCAAAAATGCTTGCCCTACTGAGGACAAACTAGTTTGGTTTAAACAAACTATACTTGCATGAATATCTTCAAACCATGATATCCTTCCATGAGTATTGCTAACTTTAAAATCACATATTGTGTCACCAATCCAAGTACCATTCATAAACTTCCCTGTAATTGCATATTTGTAAGTATAACCTATATTCATTTTTATTAAATCATCTAAATGACTTAAGTTAGGGCATAAATCCATTTTCATTAAAATTGCACTGTGAATCTCATTTCTTGTACATTGAAAATACTGCATGTCTAAGGGTCCAAAGTTTTTTATGAATTCAAATGCACTAATGCCCATTAAAGTATCCATTTTTTCAAAATAAGTGCGTAATATAGCAACCTTATAAAAGGGGGGTTTAAATTTCAATGTTCCATATAAACTCAAACATGTTAACAATAGGGCACGTTCCAATGGTATTTCCCTTGATTTAAAATGGAAGCTTCTTAGACTAGTAGCTATTGGATTAACAAACTCAATTGTGCGTACTTGATTTAAGAAACACTTACAATAATGGCTAGTTTGTTCTTGTATCATACATCTGTAAAAATCAATTAATTCTCTTTTTTCTGAAAATGGCAACATCATCATCCGATCAGGTTTATTATAAGCTGTCAAATTTTTATACAAAAGCATTATTTTATCTCTTGGAGGTAATTCTTTAAAATGGGCTTCTAATTTATTTAATGTCTGCAAATCGGTATCCATATCCCAACGACGTGATTGTTTAATATTTTCCATCTCATAAATATCAGGATTAAAGTGTTTGAGTAACAATATGTCTGCAGGAGTATCTATTTTTAGACTATTATAAAGATATGGAGAACGATTTGCATATAATTGTATTTTTTTCATTTTACTGTATTTTTCATGTGAGAATTGTGAGGCTTCAATCAATTGATAAAAAATTGTTGCAGCACTATCACCATTTGTTAAGAATTCTTCTCTTATAGTATAATATTGAGCAGATCTACACATTTCAGGTAATCCATGTATGAATTGCTGTATGGATTTTTTTCCTTCAATTAGTGAATATGATATACAAATCTTAGAAGTAAAATATGCAGCCCGTAGTAGTATTTGCAAGCGACCACTGTTCTCATAAGCTTTTTGAAATGATCGCATAGAATAAAACGATTTTAAAAATCCATCAAGAAACATTTTACTGCGTGGTTTATAAATTTGAAAAATTGGGTATTTATCTAGAAACTCTTGATTTTCTTCATGGTCAATTCCTAAATTTTGCATCATTTTCCTTAATTTTCTGTTATCATGAATGTAAGAGAATTTTGGTTTTTCCATTGTTGTTAATTCATCCATTTCATCAGAATTATTTTCTGGTTTCATGATTATTTGTAGCATTTGTAGAGAATTTTTACTGCCATGCTTATATAATCTTAAATTATTAACATCACCTTTATTACAGAAATACAATAAAGGATGAACTTCGGACAAGCCAAAAAATTCTACGGGTTTTTCATGAAGACTATATATTGAATCATAGTTCCGCTGACCTGGTAGTAGGGAATATAAGCTTGCCAATTGCCAACAATGTATTTTATGAAAAAATAGTGCTTCTGTCATAGTACACCCTATACGAACTATTTCTGCTGTCCTTGATGCTACTGCAGCCATATCTGATTGATAGCCTTCACCTGTTAATGCACTTGATATTTCTTTCGTTTTCTTTATAATTGGTGTCACCATATGCCCGTTGAAGCTAAATAAGGATACAAATTCACAATAAAATTCAGATACTGACGTTTTTTTATCAGAGTCTGTAACGCTTCCAAGTCGCATTAACTTTGATATTTTTGTTTTAATCCAAAAAATTTGCTCAGGTTTACATGAAATAAACCAAATATAATCATCACTGTGCTCTAAGTGTAATAATTTAACATTGGGTAAACGTGCCTCTATAGTCTTTTTCATAAAATTATTAGATACTGAAGCTTTGTAAGAAGAAAGATAATTGAATAAACCCATTAAGAAATTTTGTTCCAATTTAATTCTATAAAGTTTCTCATCATCTTCAAACATATATTCGATGAATTCACTTTTTTCAACTGTTTTATTGCGTATTTCTGCTGGAATCTGTAATTCTTTATTTTTCCAAGATTCTAAAATTGCCATCATTAAATTATAATAGAAACTTGGTAAATTATCTTTCATAGCAAAAATTGTAACCTGAAAAGATTCCATAACTTCTGAAGCAGACCATTTAGAGCAGTCACCGTTAATATAATAAGCATTTTGCTTGTTATGCTTAGCATGTTGAATTATACGATTTACATTCTCCTGAACTTTCAACATTTTCATGTCACCAGGTACACTAATACATTCTGTGGGAATTTCTCTACATATTTTTTTAAAAAATTCTTCTAAAGCCTTAACAATCATTTTTGATTCTAGATCAATTACATAAAATTCCCGCTTAGCCCCATATTGCTCTTTTATACACATATCTGCTAAAGGCTTATAATTTGGGTCAGAAAGAGTGTCTTTTGCTACTTCAAACAATGTCTTTGTATTAATGTCAATCCTTTTAACCAACGCATCATGAACTTTACAACGGTCATAACAATCTTTCTCTCTATTGAATGTTGAAATACTAGCTTTTGTACTATTAAAGTGTGCAATCGGTATTCTAAAGACTTCATTGTCTAACAATCTATAATAATCAATAGGATTGTCGTCTTGAAATTGTTTCACAGCATTATACAAATAAACACTAGAAAAACCAAAAGTATTATCTTTATATAATTCTTGTATAGTTTTGGGATCTGAAAATCCCCATCTTCTCTCATAAGACGCATCTAAATATAATTGTTTGTATTTTAAAATTGTATTTAAACACTTTACATTCTCATAAAAAGTTGAATTTGGCTCTTTTGGAGTGTGTACATATGTGTGTAAGCTAGACAAAAAATGTTCAAATGATCTTAATCGGAAATTCTTTGTCCAAATAGCTGGCAGATCTAATTCTCCACCTAATGACTCTGCAGTTCTTTTTTCATCTAAGAAAACAGGTGTATTGAGCTCTGCCATTTTACCTACTGTATTCTTCTGAATTATGACATTTTTACAAAAATTCCAGAAGGTATGTACTAACCATATAGATAAATGATTGCTATAAATGGGACCAAATTTATCAGGTAGAAGCTTTGAAAGATTTGCATATTTTGATAAAGAGCCTAACGCCAGATACTTGAAGTCTAATAACATTTCTGCATTTTTCTGGCTTGAATTCAAACCTGCAATAACTCTAATTGCATAAAATTCCTTTAAATGAGGTTGCTTGATATATTTAGGGGGGAATCTATGGAGATCAATTAGGGAACTTGCTAAAGTTGAATGAAATACATCAGAGATAAATGCTAGCTTGGTTTTCTTCAATCTTCTCCAATTACTTATGAAAAAAACGATTTTCATTTCCATCATAATATGAAACATCCCCAAAAACAGTTGAAAACTTTTCGTTATTTTTTAAATATCCGGCAAAACAAAAGACTACACCAGGATCTGTCATTCTTTTTAACGATTGGCCCAAAACTATGCAAAATACATTTTCTAATCCTGTAGAAAATATGTAATTTTGTCCTTTCTTTCCAATGAATGATCCTAACATGAATAATTCTTTTGCAAACAATGAATATCTATATGCTAAATGAAAAATTGGAGCAGTTTTTACAATATCAAGTAAAGGATTAAACTCACTATATGTTAATTTTTGTAATAGTTTGGTGACTTTATTATCATCAACATACAATGCATTCACAAAATCTGGGAAAGTAAAGTCCAAAGCAGAATCCATCAGTGTTTGTTCATTGAAGAATCTATCAAAATCCTCACAAAGACTCAAATGTGACAAATTCAAACTTTTATAGTCCTTAGGTTTCTTAATTTCCTGTTGAAAATTCTTTTCCTTTTTAGCATTTATTCCTGCTTGAACATAAAATTCCCTCAATTTTAATGGCAATGTTTTCGGAAAGTAACATTTTATGGATTTATGATATTGGCATTTCAAATCCTCTTTTGAAAATCCTAGCACTTCTGCTGCCTTATCAACATAACTATGATAATCAGGTTTAGCTTTTTTATCTACTAGAATTTCAACCTTTAGACTTTTAGTTATTTTGCTTTTTTCATTTTTTGAAGCTGCTTTATATCGTTTATATTCATTTATTTCATCAATATGTTCTTGTTTTTCTTTCTGAAATTGTTGCCTAGTATAACCTGTAAGAGAACCAAAACAAAACATTTCGCGTGATAGTGGGTGTTTGTTTATTTGATTACCTATAACGGCTAATCTATATAAATATAAAAAAGGTGAATCTAATTGCTCTGAATCATATACTCTGTCATTAAATTTATCTAAAAAAGCTAATGCTAATTCTCCTTCATTTATCTTTTTACCCTCCTCGTATCTTGGATATTGAAATAGTTTAGGCTCAAGTAATAAATGCAATGTTGGTTTAGGGCGCATTGGGGTATATGTTGCACTATGAAGCTTAACTTTTTTAAAAGCTCTGTTTAAATCACCTAATGTGTCAATATTAGGTAGAAAATTTGCATCTGTCGCTTGATCATCTAATACCATGGACATTAAATCTGTTATATTGCTGCTTGATAAGCTTTTTTGTATGCGCTCTTCTAAAACACTTAAATTCTTTGTCTTAAACTCGACTGTTACAGGTTTGGGTAAACTGTCATCAAAGGGTGTTCCAATAATGGAGTTAATTCGGAAAATCAATGCTTGGCTAGTTTCTACAGTAGTTGTAAGTAAGAATGAAGTCTGAGACTTCATTGGAAAGTTTCGTGTTTGTTGTGCTAAATTGGATAATGTAGCATTTAATGAAACAACTTGGAAATTGATTCTATATTCTGGATGGAGATCTTTAATCATATCTATTATTGCCTGGTATTTTTCCATTTTCTTTATTTTTGCTTGAATTGGATTAGTAGTCACAGTTACCTCAACTATCTTTATATCATTCCCTTCTTTAATAATAATATCTGGTGTTTTATTAAATAATGGATCATTTGATAATAGATTCAATGCATCTTTGAAGCTTTGTTCAACTAATTCTACAGACCCTAAAGCCTCGTTCACAGCAAATACACAAACATCATGCCTTATATGATATAAAGACTGTTGTACGAATTTTAAAATCTGATTATTACTAGCCACTTGACAGGATAAGGATGCATGATTCAAGAATCTAAATAGAAAACTATAATTTGCTTTCTGAAATATTAAAGATGCTGGTAAAACTTTGGTATAATTCTTACCATATTCTTTAATGAATTCAAAACTTTCTCGCGAATTCATGTATAAAGGATGTAAATAAACACCAAACTTAGTATCATCGTCGAATAGTTCAGTATTACTTAATACCTTTAACACAAGAAAAGGTAATTTGTCATCAAGAACAACAGAACTGATATCTTTGTTTGGATAAATACATAAGAAATTAACTCTCAAAGTAAACAATAAAGATTCTAATAAGTTTGTTTTGATTTGTATCGGAAAGGTATAAATGCTCTGCCATTTAGTACCAATATCTTTATTCTGTAAGTCGAAAGGAATGTATTGTGCCTTTAAAATTGGACAATTTTCTTGCACTCTTATTTCAGGTAATGGGATCCTTTTATAAACTTCCCCTAATTTGCTAAATTTTATTAAACGAAAATAGATATTATTAAAATGATTTCCAAAAAAATGTTTCATTAATATAATCTTTTCGTCTGTATAGAATTGTCGAGCATAATCTCTAGTTATTTTATCTGAACTTAATAAACAAGAATAGTTATCCATATTCTTATCTGTTAATTCTACATTTTTTGTATGTGGGCTATTTAACAATAGCATATAAAATTCATATTGGCCTATAAACGTTATAAAATGATCAAATAATTCTATCTTAGGCGGTTCTAAGTGTGTCAATTGTCTAGAAAAATTCCCATCTTTAAGATTTTCATGTGATAGTTCATATGTTAAATCCACTTCTTCGACTTCAATTTCAATTATTCTAAAAGAAATCTTCTCTAAATTAGGAAAAGTTTTGCCATATATTTTAGGTATATTATCCATGAGGCCTTCCCCTTTTGAATTTAAGATGCCTAACCATCTTATTTCACTCCTTTCACCATACCATTTATCCAGGTAGGGTTTGATCCTTCTAACGTTTACACTCCCTGACAAGAAATGCGCCCATATGCAAAATGTCATGGTTAAGTTTATAAAATCCATTATTCCATATTCTTGATTTTGCATGGT